TTTTTAGTCATATGCTTATACCTCCTTCGCGGCTAATTGTTTCGCATACTCTTCGAGTGGCACACCTAATCTTTTAGAAATTGCTACCTGTGACGGTGTGAGTTTCACAGTTTTTCTGCGTCCTTTTGTACTTGCTGGACGTCGAGCACTTGCTACGTTCTGAACTGGTTCAGTTGTAGATTCCTCTACATTAGCAAATTTGTTAGGAAATGCAACCCTTATTCTTTTATCTACTTCTGCATAATATTCAGTTGATGAAGGATCATAACCTTCTTCTTCAACTAAGTTTTTATGTATGTCAAAAGCGGTGTAAGTCATAGCATTATCCGTGCCAAACCAAGAGTTTTTAGCAGCCCAAGCGTCTGCTTGAGGGTCTAAAGGTGCCTTTGGTTTTGCTGGTTCTGGTGTAGTTGTAGCAACTGGTTGTGCAACTGGTGTTTCAGCTATCTCTTTAATCCTAGCTAATCTAGTTGCATCCATCGTTAATTGCGCCAATTCTGACTGTGCCGCAACCTGTGCTTCAACATCACCACTATTTATAGCAATAGCAAGTTTTTGTTTAACTGCGTCTATATTAGTAGTAACTCTTTTTTCAAATTCTTGTGTGTAGTCGGAATCAAGTTTTTCATATTTATTTTTTAAAGAATCAGTTTTTTCCTGTATAGATTTAGCATATTGAATAGCTTCTTCTTTTTGTCTTTCGGCTTCACGCATTTTACGTGTTAGCTTAGCTATTCTTTTTTGTACGCCTTCACTGTATTCACCTAGTTCATCTTTAGGTTTGTCAGGGGTTTCTTCTTCTTTAACCTCTTCTACAGTTTCCTCTACTTGTATTTCTTCTTCGATTGGTGCAGCTGCAGGTGCATCTAAATCAATCGTTGTTTCTTGTTCGTCAGCTTCGCCAACGTCTATTGTTTTTTCTTCGTCTTGCATAGTATATCCTCCTATGATTTACATTGCGTGTAAGATATCTTCCGGGTTTTCTATTGTCCCTAATATCTCATCATCGTTTAACATTCTTATCTCGCCACCATCAATCTCCATACGTGATCCTGCATAACGTGCAAAAATCACCCATTGTTTCTCCGCGCACCATGGGCCGGTAGGATATTTTTCTTTGTCTTCATAACAAAGATCACCCATCTTTAACACGTAACCAACTTGCGTTGATACTCGTGCTCGGTCTAATGTTTCTTGTGCAATAATAATTCCACCTTTAGTTTCTTCTTTAACTTTAAAAGGCATGACTAGTATACGCCACCCAGTCGGGTTCGGTAACTTTTCTAAACTTGTTTCTTGAGTTTCTTCTTTAGCTTGTGTAGCTTCTTCTTTGTATTTATCTTCTAATGCGTGTGACTTTGTCATCATCTGGTTCTGGCTCCTTTGGGTTTAGCAGGTTAGAGATTTCCTGTTTAATTTGATCCGTAACATGGATCTTACCTAGAATATAGTTATATTTCTCCATATTGTCAACACCGCCACCAAGTAAAACTTGAGCGTTGCTTTCCATAAGTTCATTAAGCATCTTTTGTACTTTATATACTATGTGTACTGGATCTATTTCGGTTTCTTGCATTTATCAGGTTCTCCTAGTGAAGTCCAAAACTCGTCTAGAGCATTGGGCTTTTCTTGTTTACAACATTCCCCCGATTGTTCTTTTTCTTTTGTGTGACAGGCACACTTGTCTTGTTCTTGCATCTTCTTTCCTCCCGCTGTCTAATAGATTCTTTATATGAAAGTTCTAATAGTCTATTCTGGTGTTCCCAGTAATCATGAAAATCAACTGGTTTCACTTCTTCTTAAATATGTCTGCGCCCTTCAATCCGTATATCGATGCGACCACGCCGATAAATAACGATTGGTACCAGAAAGGCAAATTACTAAACTTGTCAAAAAAGATATCTAACTTTTCTTGTATATTTGGATCATCTGAAAACACCGACCAGATCAATAAAACCACTGGGGCGCTTACAAGCAAAAGCACAAACTCGTCTTTCCATCCTTTGTCGTTTGATTGCCGTACTTGCGCCTGATACTCAACTTCACCACTAGCCATTTTTTGGGCATGCAGTAAAGCAGCATCAGACATAAGTATCTTAGCTTTTTGCTTATTAGCAAATATAGCTGAGCCAGTTTTTAATACTGTTGGTAAAAGTGATAACCACATTTATGTTATGAAAATATTGCGATTATGATTACTGCAACTACAACGCCAGCGATAACTTTTTTCTTAACGCTTAGTGCAGTCCATTTTGCTTTTAAAGATTCAATCATTTAGATCTCCTTTTTTTCTTTTTTACGCCTGCTTCGCTTAATGCGATAGCAATAGCTTGTTTAGAACTTACTACTTTTTTCTTAGATTTACCAGACTTAAGTTTACCGGATTTATATTCCCGCATTACCTTGCTAATTTTAGCGTCTTTTTTCATTAAGCAAGCATTGAAGAAACAACACTTGCAGCATAATTTTCTGAATAACCTTGTGCGATTAAATCATTAAACATGGCTAATTGCGTAGAATCATAGTTTGCTGTTAGTGCTGCGGTTGCCGCCGCTGCTTCAGCAACATAATCTTTTTCTATTATTGGACGATTATTACCACCAAAAATTTTATTATCTATTAAATTTTGTTCTAGGTCCATTCCAGGTTTTAAAGTTAGTCCTTGTTCTGTTGTAAACTTATTTAGTTTGTCAAAATCAGTTCCTAAGTAATTATTTTCTTCATCAAAATTAAAAGCATTACGATAAAAATCATTAACGTTTACATTTTCAATATCACCTAAATAATTAGATAAATTTAATTTACCTTTAGTTGCTGTGCCCGGATCACCAAACAAAGATGTTTTAATATTTCCAGTTTCAGGATCAATCGTAGGATTAAAATTAATGGCATTAATTCCAAAATTTGATAATGCTCCTGGTATACTAGTAGTTGCTGCGCCTGCTTTTATTTTATTAACAACGTTTTGAAAAAAACCAGTTTCTTCTTCATCTTGCTCGACCTCTGTATTAGTTGTGTTTGCGTCAACAGCATCTCGTTCTCGTCTTTGTCTATCTCTTGTAACATCACCATCAGGTCCATAACTACCAATACCTAATCTCTCATGAGCTGCATCTTCGGAAGGTCCTCGAGGACTGCCGCCAGTAAAAAAACCTTTACGACCACTTAGTATACCACCTTGCGCCATATCATCTCGTAACACCCCAGCTCTATACATAACATCTTTTCTTTGCTCTTCAGTCATTTTTTCAAACAAAGCAAATTCTTGCGGGCTTAAACCTTCTGCAAATCTTTCTACAATGTCTCTATATTCTGAACTCATAGGTTATTGTTCCTTAATAGTAGCCTTCATTTGTTTTATACCGTCTTTAGCTAAAGATATTGAAGCTCGCATTTTAGCATGATCATCATCTTGTTCTAGTTTGTCTTCAGCAATTTCACGATTAGAAACTAGTCGTAAAGCGTCCATTTCAGCTTTAGTTTCACCCTCTTCACGCTTTCTGTCTTCTTCTTTAGCCTTTAATTGTAACTCCTCCGACTTTAATTTTAATAATGGGTCATTATCTATTTGGTTAAGCACTTTTTTCTCTTCCTCTAGGTACTCAGCCATAATTTCAGCTATTAAAATAGATTTTCTTGACTCAATTTTCTCAGTTAGGTTTTTCATCTCTTGTTGCATCTGCATTATTTCTGGATTTTGCTGCATTTGTTGTGCCATTTGCGGATTTTGCTGCATTTGCCCCTGTAGTTGTTGCATTTGTGCGCCCATTTGCTGCATTTGCATCATTTCGTCCTTAAATTCTAGTTGAACTTGCTCTTGACCCATCAAAGCTATGTGTTCCATGATGTTTTTTTGTAAAAAAGCTAAAATTTGTGGGTTAGTTCGTGCCATCATTGTACCCATGTAGCTAATATGTGCCGCCATGTGGGCTTGATGGTCTTGATTAGGGAAAGCTTTAAAAGGTGTACCACTTAAAGCTTGAATATGTTCCATGGCTGGGTCCATTGGCGCTGGTTGTTGTGGTTTCTTCAACAATAAATCAATATCTTTAATACCTAACGCTTCATACATACCACGATAAGCATGATATAGGTTGTGCATTTTAGGATTTGACATTGCTAACTGCATTGCAGTTTGTGCAACTGTTATCCGTTGGGTTTGTGAAAAAATATTAGGATCAGCAACTGGAATAATATCTATCTTATCATCAAAGTCAGCTGCAAAAATTTGTCGTTGCCCACCAACAATATCATATGGATATTCTGGTGGTAAATAAGTTTTCATTGTTGTTGCTAACAACATAAACTCACATTTCATAGCTTGGTATAATCTTTTGTGAATAGCTGACATAACCCGCGAGCCGCGTTCCAATAACGCTACTGTCGTGCCTACCGCTGCATTTTGATTGCCATCACCGACCTGCATATCCGCGATGCTCGCAAAACGCTGTCCGGCTTGTACCACGACACCCATTAAACTTAATAAAGTTTCTGATGGGCCTTTAAATGGTAATGGCATAAATGCATCTTTAAGATTTCCACCAGGCGCGTCGACATCTCTGAACTCACCCGGCTGCAACGGTTGAGCTTCATCACGTACTCTGATGCCACGCATTTTAAATCCAGCGGGTAAGTTAGCTAAAGTACCTGCATCTAGTAATTGTCTTAATGCACTAGTTGCAGTTCTTGATAGGCCACCTATCATGTGGATAAGACCAAAGCCATAAAAACCTAGTCCTGGTAAAAATTTAAAGTGTACAAAATAATCGCGGCGCGCGCGTAACGGATCGTCGGCTTTGAAGTTTCTTCTAATAGCTAAAACAGTTCCTGATTCTTCATCAACTGAAACAATGTAAGGTAATCTAATGCCTGTTGCTTCACCGTTTTCATTTACATCTTGAAAACCATCTAAGTCTAAATCACAATGACACTCTAGTATGGTGTGTATTTCATCAATAGTATTACTAACACCGGCAATAGAATCTTTTTTTGCTTCAACGTCGCTAGTATTATATTGTGCTGCTTGTATATCTACCTCACGATAAAAACCGCTCATTTGATTTTTAATTAAATCATTAGTAGTAACACTAATACTGTGAGTAATTGATTCTGCATCTTCTAGTGAAGTAGCGTTGTAAGGCACTACTAAATCTTCTGCAGGAATAAATTTAGAAACGCATCTACCTAAAATAGAATCATAATAAACTTTTTTAAAAGTAGAACCAGCTAGTGGTAAGTTAAATAACATTTGGTCAAACTCAGGCTCATACTCTTTCATATTTACCATAAGTTGATAGTTCATGTATTCTTTAACACGTAAAGCTTGTGCTTCTTTTGGGTCATCTACTTTACCGATAATTTGTGTGCGTACTGGACCACCGGCAGGTAATAATTCTTTATAAGCTAAAGCTTGAAATTGTGTTACCGCCTCAGCTAGTACTGGATGGGTAGCGCCGGAAGCACCTTGAAAGGGTTCTGATCTATTTTCATATTTAAAACCTAATAGGTCTAAACCTTTAGTATAAGAGTCTTCCCATTCTTGACGTGACGATTTATGTTCGTCATAATTATCTATTATCTCTGATCCAATTTCTTGTAAAACATCTTCTTCTAAAAACTCTGCTAAATTTTCTTCGTGACTTGCAGTGCCTTGCGGTACTAGGGCGTTGGGATCAAAATCTATTTCTGCACC